CTTATCGTAGATTACGAAAGTCTCAAGACTTACGTCTCCACCAAGATACTTTTTTAACAGGATTGGATGCCCTTTCGAACAATCGAATAGAGTCTCTAATTCGTTGTTCGAGAGTAATTCGTTGCTTTGTTCTTTGAACAAGTAAGTCAAACTCTGTTTCCTCCTTGTCCAATCGGCGTAAGTCCTTTCGCCAGAATTGATAATTTCTCCAATCCATAGATTTTGTGGGTTGTCAGAAGCGGCAAAATTTGATACTAAAAATTGTACGACCTCTTCATCAGAATACTTACGGGAAGTTTTCTCAAACCAATACTTGTCTTTCCTCTTATTGAAAGAGGTCATACTAGCACGGGTTTTTGCTCCGTATTTGAAGAAATCGTACTTTGGATTTGTAAAATGATTTTTTAGTGACAAATAATGTTGATATGTTTCAAAAGGCGTCACGGTCATAGAGGAAGTTTTGCTCGCGATGTTTTCTTCATGAAGTTCAGACGAATAGCATCCCACTTCAGTCGCTCTTTCAACGGTTTTGAAATGAGCTTCGTTACAGAGTCTACCTCAAGACTGTTGATTTCGCAATAGTGGCAAATTGCATCAATGTAATTGAACTTTTCTTCGGCAACAATTTTCTCAATCTCCAAGGCAAACTTGGAAGGAGTCAAAAACTTGCTCTCAATAACTTTTTCTAGTTCTTTATTGGGTTCCATATTCCTCCAATTTATCTCTAACAAACTTTCCAATGTATTCGGTGAGAAGTTTGATGTACTTTGATTTGTCTCGTTCTTCATAGACGACGCATTCTCCATTTTCACAAGCCATGATGATTACAAGTTTTTTGACTGAAATTCCAGTCAGTTCATACAGCATACAACCATATGCCATACACTGTACAAAATAGTGGTCAATCCACTGTCTTGGTTTTGGTTTCTTGGATGTCTTAAAGTCAATTATTGCTAACTCGCCTTCATATTCAGCGATACAATCGACCGTCCCTGCAATTCCAAGTTGTTTACTATACAGAGAACCTTCAAGGGCGTAAATATTATTTATACGCTTTAGATTCTCTTTAGAAATTTTAAATAAAAAATCAGAAATAGGTCTTACTTTGGGGAGATCATCATTTTTAAGAAAGTGTTCTACCAAAGTGTGCATGTCAGTACCACGTCCAGTTGCTGCTTTAGTGATACGATCTGCTTCCTCATTGCCAACTTTTTTACGCCATTTGACAAAAATTTCCTTATTAAAATGACTGGTCACCGAAGTGATGGAGACCAGTCGGAGTAGTTCTTCTTCTGTAGGAACTTTGTAGTACCTTACGCCATCAATGGTCTCCCTTTCAAGAGAAGGGAGTTCAATATCAACATGATTAAACATTAAAAACCTGCTTCAATTTTTGCAAGAATATACTCTTTGACAAGTCCAGAACGGACAATATCATCAACTCCAAACTCAATTATATCAAATGATTGCATTTTACGCAATACATTCATGAAGTCAACAATACCATTCCTTTCATTAGACTTGTTTAAATCGGATTGGCGAGAATCACCACAGAAACAAATTTTGGTATTCTCACCAACACGAGTAATGATAGAATCTAATTCATGGAAATTAAGATTTTGATATTCATCAACGATTACAATTGAATTATCAAGAGTAGTGCCACGAAGGAAAGAAGTAGACCAAAACTTAATTGTTTCTTGTGACTTAAGATTGCCATAAAGCATCTCAAAGTCGGCATCGGAGGGCATTTGGAACATATACTTCACCATATTCTTATAAGGAATTTGGTAAATATCTGCCTTATCTTCATGAGAACCAGGAAGAAAACCAATTTCTCTGGTTGCTACCAAAGAACGTACAAGATAGATACGTTCATAAGGTGTGTTTTCATTTAGAACATCACGAAGTGCATTATACAATGTAATAAAAGTTTTACCTGTACCTGCACATCCATAAGCAACAAGATGTTTTCCTTCTTTATATGCATCAAAAAGACGTTTTTGATTGTCAGTGAGTGGCTCAATATCAATTAAGTACTCTTGACTAAGAGGTTTTTTCCTCTTCATTTGTTTTGTTGTAAGACCAACTCCAATTGGTTGATCATTTGCTGATGCCCTTTTCCTTCTTGCCATACTTAGATTTTCTTTACGGTTGAACCAGGTGTTTTATTGACTTTCGCCAATACATCATTCCATCCAGGATTTTTCCTCCTTAGTTTGTCTTTCCACTCACCAACTTCACCAAATCCTGGAGCATTATCTGGTGTGTAATATCTTTCCCAATCGGGATTGTCTTTACACCACTGATCCCATGCATGAACACTCATTCTTACATCTTTTGTTTCGCCAGTTTCTTTGTGTTTTACCGGATATGTTGCCATAGTTACAAATTCAATGTGATTTATTTAGACCCACTCCAGTGCTTCTGCAACTGTAGGGAACTGCTCTGCAAAGATCTTCTTACATTCTTCTGCGATCTTCATATGTTCCGCTTGTGTTCCATTGGCAGATCTAAGTTGAATGTAATGGATCCATGAGCGAACAGACCCCGACATGTACATTCTGGTGGGTGTGGCGAGGGGAAGCACAAAACGGGCACACTCCTTTGCGATTCCAGAGTCAAGCATAGACTGATACAAGACCATTGCCTCATCAAAGTGGCGACGAATCTTGATTTCAAACTCCTGCTTGACAAAATCATCAATATCGTCAATAGAGTTTTGACGGTTTTTAGTGTCTTGACGACGAAGGTCAAACATAGGGATTTGCTCTGCCAACATAGAACTGTCAGCATACCGTTGCGACCACTCTTGATATGTGAAAGAACGGTGCCTCAAAATTTGAGCTGCCAGACCCCTAGTAGTCTCAATTTCAAGAGTCATGAATGCTTGTTCAAACACAGACCAGTGATTGTGCTTGATACAATAACCCAACAACTTTGCATAGTTTGGATTTTCTTGATTTTTTGGGTTTGACACACGAGCAACGTATGCCATCGTCTTCTCCGCATCGGGAGTTACACTGATCAGTTTTACACTCATTTACCAAATCCTTTGCTTTCTTTTTCTTCTAATTTGTGAACCTCTTCCTTAAGAGACCTCGGTTGTTTTTTCATCTCTATAATCTTTTCTTCAGAATAGAGATAATCTTGTTGAATTAGTCGCTCCAACAACTTAATAAGTTTTTTTGCTCTACTAGTCATCAGTCTGGGTATCCATCATCGTCATCAAAAATTTCATCATAATCATTAAGATGTGGTGCTACATCTTCATAATTCAAATCTTTTGTATATGCCGAGACATCAGAATACACCTCCGCTTTTAGACTATCAACCAAAAGTTCAAGATTGCGAACAATAAGTTTTAGTCGTTCCTTGTCCATAAGATAGATTTGACTGATCCTATTATAGCATAAAAAAAGAGGGGTGTTAACCCCTCTAGATTTGTCTTTGGAATTGATTCACTTCCTATAAAGAAGTGAAATTTCACCATAAATCAAACTAATGAATGCTGCACCGAAAAGGGTGCCAAGACCTGCTACCTGTAGTGCTTGCATAATTGCCTCACTTGTTATAAGTGTGACCACGATAGCAGAAAGTACCGTGTACTTCTTCAGAACCTTGCTGACACTCGTAACGAACACCACGATAGGATGTCATTGCGATTTGTGCGTCATGCAGTGCTGCTGCCTTCTCGATTTGCTTCTTGATGAGAGAAAGTGTGTTCATTTGTCGTTACCTGAAATACTAGGGTGAATTTAATCTCCCGTTCCTTCAGTCGTTTGCGTCCTTGTTATCAAAACATGCTGGGTCAGTATGATTCATCCAGTTAATTAGGATGTCAAACTTTTCAGCGGGAGTGAAAAGAGTTGTCTCTTCAATCCCTTGCTTCAACCACTTATAGTCTTCACACCGAAGAAAATCTTCGGGTGGGACATGCATGGCAAAGATAGTCAATAATGACAACATAGGATGAACGCTCCGTTCCGCGACTTACTTGCGTCAGAGTTTCCTCTGATGAACGTAGGTCTATTATAGACCTTATACCTTATTTAGTCAAGCGACCCTACAGACTGAAAATTTCTGGGAAAATTTTTTGCCCGATATGGGAATTCACTTTTCGTTTTTGGTTTGGGGTGCAATTATTTTTTCTTTTTTGTTAGCAGCCAAACAAACCTTTTTTATAAAAAAAGAATTAGGTCTTAAAGGCGACTCTACTTGTAAAAGTACTAAATTGTAAACTAATAGATTAAATTTTCTAAATTTATCAATTAGTTCAAAAACTTTTTTTTGAGCAGATATATATGGATTTTTATTTTGTGAAAACTTACATTTCAGGTTAACTAAGCCTTTATTGGGCTTAAAAATATAGCCACTATTAGGCGCTTTTACGAAATGATTAAAACTCCCATAAGGGTCTGTAATATGCCCAATAACATCGCCTTCGTTTACCAATGAATTAATAGTAATAGTTGCCTTAAACATACCAGAATATTTAGCTCTAATCCATTTGCTTTCAGAAATAAACACACAAGATTTTTTAGGTTTTGAAACCTTGAATTTACTATTTAACATTTCTAAGTGATGTAACACACGTTTAGCACCATTAACTCCTGTATTAGTGATTGTTGGATGGATGTTAAAGGATTTGCCACCTTCAAAAAGAAGCATTGGAATACCTAACTTATAACTCGTATTCCTAAACGATTTATTTAGATTTTTTGAATAGTAAACAAATGGAGCTCCAAAAACTTCGGCTAATTCATCCAAAACTACTTCTCCATTTTTAATCCTAATTTGTGCCGAATTAAACCTATCTGCACCTCCAGTATGAAAGTCCATTATTAGATCTGCATGAGGCACAATTTCAGACACCAATTTGTGAGCCACTCTACTTGCTAGCGAACCTCCTTTTCCGCCTGGGAATACACGATTTA